AATTCCTTGATGTTCCGTTAGAAGAGAAAAGCGAAACCGAAATAGAAGTTAAAGAAAAACCTATTGAAAAACCAAAACCTGATGAAAAACCTGAGCAAAAAGCCGATGTAGAAATTGAGAAAAAAGAAGTTGATAGTTTTCAATATAAAGGCGGAATATTTTCTCCGAATATAAAACTAGCAAGAAATAATATTATTAATCGGGTCGACTATCAAAAAGTAGATGATTTTTATGAAAAAATAGCAACGGGGTATAGTGTAAGGTTTATTCGCGAGCTTAATAATGCTAGGTTTAATTTTCTCAAGCAAGGGCAAAAAGATTTTAATGAGCTTGAATTCCCGAGCAAAGAGAAAAGCAATATATCAAAATATCTTTATGCGCTTTGCGTTCGCTCATATCTAGACGGCAAGGAAAAAAGTAAACTTGAGTTACAAAGAAAATCAAATAAGTTTTCAAGTGAGCGTCAATTTGTAGCTGACTGGTTACTTGAAAAAAACGTTTATAAACGTGATGAATTAATGAATATTCAAGATGTTTTACAAGAATATCTTGATAAAGGCGTTACGCTTACAAAATCTGAACGCAGGGAATTACTGAATATTAAAACGTTTGCTTCAATATGGAGTAAAAAATTAACAAATGATATAACCGATAAAATCAATTTAATGTTGACTACGATTAATCCTGATTTAATGAACGCTTCACAAATAGCGGGAACTATTAATGATATTTTTGCGAAATATACGCCGTTAATAGAAAAAAATAATGTTGAAAAATTTATTCCCGTTAGCGAATTAAATTTACCTTATCTTAACACGGTTATTAGAACAAATGTTAGTGCTTATTTCAATCGTGGGCGGTATGCGGTGCAAACATCGCCAGAAGTTGCGGACATTGTTACGGCTTTACGATACTCGGCTATACTTGATACGAGGACTACGTGGTTTTGTCAAGAACACCACAACGAAACATTAAAAATTGATGACCCTCAAGTTAGTATTATTTATCCGCCGAATCACTACGGGTGCCGTTCTTTATTTTCACCCGTGTTTTATGACGACGATTATGAAATTGATTGGAATTCAAAAAGTATGAATACAAAACAAGCACAGGAAGCGTATTCATCACCCGCGCAAAATTTCGGCGGTCGGGGCGTTGTTGATATACCTACGAGTATCAAAGATATTGAAAAGGGAGTTGAATAATGAATTTAATTAATGTTGAAATTTGGCGGGCGGGCGTTGCTACCGACGGTAGAAAAATAACACCGAAAGACGTGCAGGAAGTTTACGAAAACTCATATTTATTGCAATCGGAAAATTATAAAATTCCGGTAAAACTTGGTCATGGCGATACTACGCAGGAAGCGAAAGGCTGGGTAAAAAATTTAAAGTTACGCGGGAATTCTATTTTCGGCGATTTTACAAACCTTGATGAAGAAACTTATAATAAGATAAAAAGTGATAAACTGCCTAATCGCAGCGCTGAAATATGGAATTTTATTAACTGGAACGGTAAAAAATATAAAAATGTTTTGGGCGCAGTTGCTTTACTCGGCATTGATACCCCTGCATTATATCTCAATCCAGTTGAAACATTCGAAAACAATAGAATTAAAAATTCGTTTTTAATAAACGAAATTAAAGATACAGGAGACGACATTATGAGCGTTGAATACGATGAGAAAATTTTAAAGGAAAATTTTGAGCTTAAAAAACAGCTTGAACAAATCAAAAATCAAAAAGTAGACACTTTTCAAAAGGAAAATTCAGAATTAAGAAGTTTGCTAGAAAAGTATCAAAAAGAAGATGAACAAAAGAAACAAGAGTTCGCAAAATTAAAAGAGCAAGTAGAAAACTACGAAAAGCAAAAAAAAGATGAATATTTTGCAAAACTTGATGAAGAGATTGAAAATGATATTATTAAAGCGGGTAAAATTGCACCTGCTGATAAAGAACTTGTTGTCAGTCTTTTTTCTGCGTTCGGTTATGACCCCGAAAAACATGGGCTAATTAAAGAAGTTTTCAAAAAAGTTAAAGGAATTGATTTAACAAATGAAAATTTTGAAGTTACGAAACCAGTAAAAAGCGAGTATAACAAATATGATGAAATGCTTGGGAATATTCCCGAAAGTGAGGTTTAATTATGGCTTTATCGAAAAGTATAACAAGAGCTTATGGTGAACCGGCAAGAATAGCGGTTATTCCAGTTGGCGCGGAGGCAATATATGCGGGCGCTTTCCTGAATTTTGATAATTCAGGTTATGCAGTCAAGGCAAGTGATAGCGCAAGTGATAACGGTTTTGCGGGTATCGCTGAAACCGAAGCAGCTAACTCGGCAGGAAGTGCGGGCGATTTATCCGTTAGAGTTGCAATGGGTGTAAAACGCTTATGGTATTCTTACAGCTCCGCTGTTCAGGCTGACGCAGGAAAACCAGTTTACGCAACGGCTGACGATACATTATCGACTAGCGGTTCAAACATAGACGCTTGCGGAATAATTGAAGACGTTGTAGTAGGTAGCGGTTGGTATGTTACCTTTTACACACTTAGATAAGAGAGGAGAAAAAAATGGCTAATGAATTTGCGATAACGCAAAAGAAAATAAATGATATTTATGTAGCTTTTAATAGAAGTTTTAATCAAGATTTAAAAAGTCTGAAAAATAATCCTGAAAGTTTAGGACAGTTGGCGCGTGTTATAACCACGAATACAGACACCGTAAAAATGCCTTATTATTTCGATAAGGGGAGCGGTTTAAATTCGTGGACACCACCTGAGATGAAAAAAATAAATCAATTACATGGCGGTGTATTGCAACTTGATATTCAAGATTATGAAAAAACGTTTCAAATGCGAAAAATCGACATTGAGCGTGATAATCTCGGTATATATCGTGGAGAAGTTGAGGACTTGGCACATAATGTAATGTCACAAGACGACGTTTTAATCGCCGCGCTTTTAGCGGGTGGCGATAGCTCAACCGGTTATGACGGTGTTAATTTTTTCGCGACCACGCACCCGACTGCGAGCAGTACTCAGAGTAACTTGTCAAGTGGTACACTTAGTGCAACAACGCTTTTTTCGGGTGTTTCTATGATGAGAAAATTTACAGGATATAATGGAGAAAAATTAAATATTTTTCCTAATTGTATAGTCGTTCCGCCTGACTTGGAGAAAACGGCGGTTGAGCTAATGGATAGTAATATTCATATTGCGGATAGTGCAGCAAGCGATTATTTGAATTATTTCAAAGGTCGTGTAACGAAAATAATTGTAAGTCCATATCTTACAGACGCTGACGATTGGTATCTTGTATCGTTAGGGCAGTCGGCAAAACCATTTATAAAAGCTACAAAAAATGGTTATCCGAAATTCGTGAAATCTTCACCCGACGGCGATATGGCTTTTTATAACGGTGCGTTGGCGTTTGGCGTGGAGCATAGAATGGTTATTGACTATTATGCATGGCAATGTGCAATAAAATTCACTAACTAGATAGGAGAAAAAATTGTCTTATAGTACAGTGGCTGAATTCAGAATAAATATTCCTAGAATGTCAAGCGGTGTTATCGCTGACAGTGAAGTAGAAGCGTATATAGCAAAATCAGATATTGATGTTAATTTATGGTTGCTGGAAAACGGAGTTGACGTTGATGTTATACCGTCAACGCCTGAAACACCGACAATCGTAAATTTAATGTCTCAATACGGTTGTTGCGTATATGCGCTAATGAGCGAATATTCACACATGGAAGAATTTCCTGCTGATTTAGCTTTCTGGAAGGAAAAAAGAGACAATTTGAAGAGCGGAAAATATAAAATCACGGTCGGCGGTGTTGATGTTTACACGCCGCCGATTGCTTCAATCGATAATACACACAGTACAGATTTATATTTCGGTTACGGTCAATACGGGAGGAATACATGACTTTATTCGGTATGCGAAAATTTCTTGACACGTTAGAAGCGGACGCGAAAAAATTGCCCAATGAAGTTATAAACCATGTTGAAAACGTAGTTTTACAAGCGCAGGAAGATGAAATTTTTCGAGGCGAGGGTAAAATTCAAGGCGCGGTTGCGGTTATGCCTTACGGGACAGACCAGACAAAAGTTGGTCGAAAATGGAACCCGTTTTCACCTAATACTTTCAAATTAAGTCCACGTAGAAAAGGCGGAAAACTTTTGCAAGATACGGGTGCTTTACGCGCTTCTATTGGCGTGCAAAAATTGCCTAACGGGTTTGCAAAATGGGGTACTCGTTTGAATTATGGTGAAAAACAACATTACGGTGCAAGAATTTCGGTCTATGGACATAAAGCCGAATTACCCGCAAGACCGTTTGTGTTCTTGACTGAACCGAATGTAATGAAAATTGTTAAATATGTAGGAAAAAAAATTGATGAAATACAAAAATAAAAGGATAAAAAATGGTTGATGTTCTTAATGGAATAGTAGATTTATTGAAAGCGAATTTATCGGGTTACAAGACTATACAGATAGGCGACCCGACTATTACGCCTTTTACTTATGCGCGTCCAGCGGTTTTAATATCGCCAATGCAAAAAAATGTGAGTGCGAGTAATAAGTTTACAAACATTGATGAACAATCGTTTCCTATTCAGATTTTTGTATTAAGTCAAGATTACCCGACTTCTCAAGACAGGGAAGGAATTTTAAAAGGGTGTGAATTAGCGGATGAAGTGAGCGAAGTATTGGAAAATTCTGCAAATCGGCAATTAAGCGGGGTTGTAGACGGAAAATACCTAGCTTATGATATAGACTATGGATATTTTTTAGCTCAAAATAAACATGTTTTTTCAAGTAGTCCGCGAATAACGGCTACTTACTATAAGTACGAAGACAGAGATTTACAGCCGAGTGGGTTGTAGAGAGGAGTATATATTATGGCTTTTGGACTAGATAAAACTAACTTTTTGTTAGACAGTTTAGATTTTTATAAATGCGTTGTTGACCCGACAACCGACGCGATAGGGAGTAGTGTTCTAATTGGACATACTGAACCTGAAAAAAGTATTACAATTACAAAGCAATTTGCTGAGTTTTTTCGAGGTGTACCCGAAACACTTGTTAGACGTGATTTAACACGTCTTGAAGCTGGTATGGATTTAATGTTAAAATCTTGGAATATTGACACATTAGATTTAGTTATGAACGGCGAGAAAGAGCTTGATAAAGACGGCGGCGGTTATGACTATGAATATCTCGGAAGCGAACCTCCCGTACAAAATACGAGCGGGTTCTACCTTAAGGGCAAAACCGTAAGCGGACGCGAAATTTATTTCGTAATTCGTCAAGGTAGAATAACAACCGAAGACACTACCATTGCAACGGGAAGCACTGGTGAATATTCAAGTTTGCCGGTCAATATCAAAGCTGAGATTGACGAGGATGTTACTGATACCGGTAGAAATTTATGTTTCTGGAAAATACAAAACACATAACAAAATCAAGCGGGTATTTATTACCCGCTTTTTTATTTGTATAAGGATTAAAAATTGAAATACGATAATATTTTTAAAATGCCGATAATAAGCGATGAAGACATTTTGAGGCTTGATGAAAACAACCAAGAAACTTTGATATTGAAAATACCTATCACAAACGGAAAAAAAACTAAATTTGCTTATTTTAAACCGCCTAAATTTCTTGATTATTATGATTTTGTAAATGACTTGACAATACTGCAATTATATGTTTTAGAAAAACATAAGATTATTGAGGATTTACAAGATAATAAATATGAAGAGATTAAACAACCTTTTTTAACGTTGTTAAAATTGTTTGAAACGGAAAAAGCGCAAATATATCAATTATTGAAAAAATACTTGCATTTTAAAAGTGGTAAAAAATCCGCTTCGCTTAAATGGATTTTTAGAAATGCTAATATTTTACAAATACAAAAAATAATAAGTTATATATTGCTTTTACCTGAAAGTGTAAAAAAAAACGAAACGTTTCTAAATCAAAAATTAAACATAATTCAACATTCGCAGACATTGAAAGAACTCTCTCAAAAGAGTGTTCGTGGCGGGGTTCACTCTCTCAAACCACAATATTAAGAGTGCGGTTAATGTTGGCGCGGCTTGCTGAGGAGAACGCAAGTATTGATGATTATTACAAAAGTTTACAAAGGAAATAAAATTTGTCAAAACATGAATTATTAATTCCGATAAAATCAGATACAAAAAATTATGTCGATGGAATAAAAAAAGTTAAATCCGAAAACGATAAACTTGAAAAGTCTATGAAGTCGATGTTATCGTTGCAAAAGTTTACGGCGGCGGTAACTGGTTTTCGAATGGTTAAGGGTGCGGTCGGTAGCGTTTTCAATTCTATTAAGCAATTTATATCGTTGCATGAAAAACAAATTCAAGCTGAAAATAAATTAAAAGCATTAATGAAAAATCGCGCTGATTATACAAGGAAAATGTATATCAGTCATTTAGCATTTGCGCGTCGACTTCAAAAAGTTACTAATTTTGGCGATGAAGAAATATTACAATCAATTTCACAATTTCAAACGTTCGGGAATATCTCACAAAAAACGGCGCAGGAAGCTACAAAATATGCTGCCGACATTGCACAAACTACAGGACAGAGCATAACTTCCGTATCAATACAATTAGGGAAGGCGTTAAGCGCACCATTAAAAATGGCGTCAAGTTTACGGCGTTCAGGTATCATGTTTGATGAAACAAAATTAAAAGCATTGAATACGGAAACCGAAAGACAAGCGTATTTGCTTGAGGAAATTCGTAAGCAATACGCAGGAGCGGCGGCGGGGTCGGCAAGTCCCTTGAAACAATTTCAAAACACAATAGGCGATATAAAAGAAGAAATAGGACGCGGTTTAATGCCCGCCTTTTTAGGTATGGCAAAAATAATAAAATCGTTCATGGAAGGTTTGAGCAGTGTTGTGAAGTGGTTTTCTGATACCTTTTCCAGTACAACCGACGTAACAAACGCTTTCAAGGAATTACAAATTCAGTTAGCTGAAAGTAATAAGGAATTAGAAAAACTTGATAATACTGATAGGTTGATTAATCGGTTTGAGCAGTTATCAGAAAAAACAAATAAAACAAAAAAAGAACAAAAAGAACTTGAAACAGTTACACAAAGTATCGCAAAAGCAATCCCCGAAGCGTCGAAAGGTTGGGACAAATACGGAAACTCAATCGGGATTGTAGCAAAAGAAGCAAGAAAAGCAACAAAAAATATGCGCAATATTCAAAATGATTTAATCTCCAGTCAATTAAATAATACTTTACAACAATTTCAAAAAGCTCAAAGGAATTTTGCCGCGTTACGAAGTGCGCAAAAATCTGGCATTAGTGGTGATTTTTCCAGTGCGAATATTGTTGGAATGTCATTAGATGTATCGGGTGCAGGGCGTACGGTCGAAGCTAGACGTAAAGTAGTTGATGAGTACAGAAAACAAAAAGCAATGTTAGAAAAATTAGAACCGGCGTTTTTTAAGATTAATAAAGTGAGTGAAAAACAAATTGGCATAATGGCAAGGTTAAAACTTGGTATTAATGCAACGAGTGAAGCAATCAGAGAAATGAAAATTCAGTTAGAAGACCAACATTACGCATATCAAGAATTGTCAAAACAATATCCAAAATTTGCCGAATTAACGGCAAAAGCTCAGAAACAAGCTTATCAATATTTAAGGAAATCCGGTTATAACATGGGCGGTTTTGAAAAATTAGTTAATAAATTATTAAAAGAACAAAATAAAATGAACAAAATTTCTACAGGCGGCGGTAGTGGAAAATCTAAATTTTGGAGTAATTTATTCAAATACGCTGAAATGCTTGAAAAGCTAAACAGAACAAAGTTAAGGATTGAGCTTGATAAACAAGCTAATGATTTTTTTGAGAAATTAAGGATTGATAAATCTGATAGAATAATGTTAAAAGTTGCGCTTGATTACGGGGACAGTGCGGAAGCAATACAAAAATTAATGTCAAAAATTCCTAGCGATGTTTTGAAAAAATTAACCGAGCGCGGTGTTAATGTTGAGCAAATGCTTCAAAATTATGTAAAAAAATATCAAGACACGATAAATAAAAACTTCACGGAAAACAACGCAATCGTTAATAGTTTTATTAATGGCGCTGATGAACTTGCGAAAAAAATAAAAGAGATTGACGCGGAAAGGTTGAAAGCAGAAAAAGCACTTGAGAAACTGCGCAATCAAACGGCGAGCAGTTTAACAGACGATGAATTTGAACAGCGTAAAAAATTAATAAAAAAAGAAGCTGAGTATAGAAAAAGAGAAGCTAGTTTACAGCAAGCGCAAAACACGGTGGGTAAATTTGGTACTTTTGCGAGTGGGTTTCAACAATTTGGCGCGGGAATTCAAAGAGGCGGTGGCGCAGGAGTTTTCCAAAGCATGGGTGGTTTGTCCTCTAGTCTATCCGTTGTAGGCGGTCAATTTGGCAAAATTGCGGGTACTATAGGTAAAAGTTTTGGCGCCTTAGGCGGTTTAATAGATGGTTTTTCATCTTTATTTAATAATTCTGAGGAAGCTCAAAAAAAAGAAATAGCTAGGCAAAATTTATTAAATAAACAATTAGAAAATCAAATATATTTAGAAACTAAATTAAATCGAGTTATTGAAGACCGAATGAAAAATCTACAATTAATACAAACATTATACGACGGAGAAATAGAACAGGCAAAAACATTAGAATATTATCAAAAAAATATTGCTGATTTTGAGGCAAAATACGGTGTTTTTTCAAATGATGAATTGATTGCTGAACAGAATAAATTAATGGAACAAAGAAATATTATATCAGACGCTATCAATGAAGCGGGTTTAGCGATGGCAAAATGGGACGCTGACCAATTAAGAGAAGCTCAAAACATGATGGAAAAATTATATAATGATTTACAAAATTTGGGTTATACTTGGGAAGACGTTACCCGCGCTCTTGGCGGTGACCTGAATTCATTTTATAGTATTAATTTAGGTAGTTTATATTCTAGCATTTTACGACAATCGGAGGCACAAACGGCAGAAATTAACGCGCAATTATCTATGATTGATACGTATGCGGAAGCGTTAGTCGGGATTAATCAGATTGAAGAAGACAGATTAGACATTATGAAGCAACAGTTAAAAATCAGTGATGAATTATATAACAAGATTAGAGCATTGGGTAATGAAAATATTAATAAAATACTTGATAAAGCGCAGGAATTAGAAAAAAATATAAAACTAGGCATTGTTCGTGAGGGAAGCGCGGAAGCGGAAAGACAACGAACGTTATATATGAATCAGTTAATGAATTTACTTGGCGGTATTGGTGAAAGTGGGCTTTCAAGTCAAGTTGAATTGGCGCGCGCTGAATACTATAATTCAAGCAATCCGCAAGAATTCCTTGCAAAAGCGGGGCTAGGTGATGTTGTACAGTTGGCGCGTGGCGGTTATATTACACAATCTGGGCTAGCTTCCGTTCATGCTGGAGAAACGATAATTAATAAAAACATGATGAATGATTTTATGAAAAAACTCGGCGGAAAAAATATTAATCTTGGCGGTGTGAATATTAATATCGAGGGTTCAAATTTATCGACGGCAGACGCTCAAAGACTAAGTAACACAGTACTTGACAACATTCAACGTGAACTACGACGCGCGAATATAAGGTGGAATTAATATGAGTTATGACAATATAAATATAGAGTTAATACAAGATAGAAATTATACTGAAACTGCTCAAAATTCTGTAGGTCAAACAGGTACTAGCGGTTTTCGCACAATCAGTTTTTCAAGTGGTGTTTATTGTTCGAGCAGTGGTAGCGATACTACAGGAAGTGGAACGGTTGGAAGTCCATATCGTACAATTAGCCGGTGTAATGATGATATTGCTAGCGGTCTTGCAACGCAAATAGGAATTTTATCGTCAACGATTTTTGATGAAATCGTTGATTTAAATGCTAATTGTACATTAGTTGCTGCGGCAAGTGGAATAACACCACGAATTCAGTCAATCGGGAATGAAATATCTGATAGCAGGATTGAAACATTGAGCGCAATTAATCGCAGGGTTTATGATTATTGTTCATCACTCGACGCTTTATTCGTAGCTTGCGAGGACAGTGGGAATATTGATACTATATATAATACTACTGACGGTACAATATGGAATAATATATACCAAAATGCGGGTGTTAATTATCTAACTTCTACGGATTGTACAGATAGTATACTTTTGGGTGACGACGCTGGAAATATTGAGCGTTTTTCTACTGTTATCGGTACGCGTAATCGTCCGTATATTGAAAGTAGCGGAATAATAAAAGGATTAACTTTTTTTAATTCCGTTGCTTACGGCGTAACTATATCGTCGGCAAGTGCGAATAAATTGGTCAAATCTACAGACTTAACCAATAATTCGGGAACGGGTTTTACAGATGTTTCAACGTCAAGTGGTTTTGACGGCGTTACGGTTGGCAGTGAAGCGGTACAAACAATAAGCACTTATGATAATAAATTGGTTGTAGCATGGGAAAAAATAATAGCGTGGAGTAATGACGGAACTGGGTTTTCAGATACAAATTCTTCCGTATTCACGAATACGGAAGTTACAATAACAAAAATGTTTGAATGGAACGGATTTTTATACTTCGCAACGGGCGCGGGTGGACTTTGGCGGGTTCGTGAATTAGGGCAAACACCAACACGTGTACTAACTGGAAATATTGAACAGATTGAAGCAAATAATAATCTATACGTCGTTACAACGGGCGGCGATTTATACCGTTCTATTGACGGTGTTAATTTTTCATTATTGAAAACAGGTATTGACCCATATTTAGGCATTTTCGATACTATTATTTATGCAGGAGATACAAGGCTAAATTTATATTTTTTCAAGTGTAACGGTAATGTAGAATTTAATAATTTATATTTCGATACAAACTATCTCGATTATGCTATTTTCGGAAATGAAAATGACATAGAAGTTAAATACTGCGATTTTGAAGGGTTTTTCTCATATCCTGTAGACTTAGCGAACGATTTAACAATCGAAAATTCTATTGTTAGAAATTGTGAGGAGGGTGTTTTTTGCGGTGGTGATTTAACTGCGCAAAATAATGTTTTTTATAATATTCAAAACAAAGCTATTGAGCTTGAGGGTGCAAATCTAACCGTTATACATAATACTTTTTATAACTGTAACTATTTCCTTTATATTTCAAATGCGATAACTGATGACGATATTAAGGATAATATTTTTAATTTCGCATGGACGTACGCGATATATTCAGAAACAACGATTGTAAGTATTAATACTTCATTATATTCTAGAAGTTTATTTTATAAAACAAATATTTTTACGTCTTTAAATTTATCGCCGTTGTTTCGCTCTACCACTGCCGGCATTGAAAATCTAAAATTAAAAACGCGTGCAGGCGGTTTTTTCTTTCCTACTTCACCCGCGCAGGAAGTTGCAAGCGATGACAAAGACTTAGGCGCTTACGATTTTTCTTATTCAGATACTGCAAAAACGGCAATAAATATTGAGCTTACAGGCGTATCGTCAGAATTTACGATTATTGATAATAGAACAAAATTTTCTAATGAGCGCGCTATTTCTGGAAATCCAAAAATATATTTTCGTAATATTATGCGCGATTTTGTTTTTTCGTTTAATTCTGAAACTTACGTTACAAAAGAATTTGTTCAAAATGTTAATTTCTTACATAATATACACGGTGCTTTTTTTATGAAACCTGAAAGCGTAACCGGTTATACTGATAATACTGGGAGCGGTGTAATAACGAATACTACTATTAGCACTTATCCTAAAGCAATGCTTTATCTCGATATTAATAATCCTGATTATACAATAAATACTATAGTCGATAGTAGTAAGTCATGGGCGGTTGGTCAGTGGCGCGGGTGGAGTGTATCGATTAATTCAAAATATTATAGAATATTGTATAACGACACAAACGCATTAATCGTTGATACTGAGGGCGATGAATTGACTAACGACACTTACAGTATAGATAGATTGAAATGTCGGTTATCTGCGCAGACAATACAGAAAAATCCTATTTTTTACGACGGGTTTAAATACGATTATCCTTATAATTCGTTTCAATTAATCTTTTCGGAGGTGATTGAATGAGTTATAAAATATTATTCAACGGCGCGGACGTTTCTAAC